TTTTTTGTACCCCAGTCGTCGCTGCGACCTATGAAGACCCTGCGATGACGCTTTCTTGTTCAGATTTTGCGCAGCACGCGCTCGGCCTTTCTCTTTGGGACAAGCAAAAAGAAATCCTTGACGAGCTGTTTGAGGATAAGATCAACCATGCTGTCTGGTGTCTCGGCAGGCGCAGCGGCAAATCGACCATGGCGGCGGTTGCGGCTGTCTATATGGCGCTTTGCCAAGATGACTACTTCAAAAAGAGGGTTCGTAAAGGCGAAAACTACTACGTGGTGACGATTGCCAACGACCTCAAGCAGGCAAAGATTGCTCTTGACTTTATCCGACAGCTCTTAGTCAACAGTCCATTTGAGCAAGAGATTGTGAGAGAAACAGCCCTGGAAATTGAGCTGTCAAATAAGTGTATCTTCCAGGCAATCCCTGCTTCTGCAAGGGCTTCGCGGGGTAAGGCTGTGGCCTTGGCAGTTTTTGACGAAGTTGCCTTCAGTTTAGATACAGACGCCAATAGAGGCGCAAGGGCGCTATTTGATGCCCTTTCTCCTGCCATTGCTCAGTTTGCTCCTTATAGCAAAATCCTTGAACTTTCTTCCCCTTGGCTCGCAGATGGCGTCTTTCACGAACATTTTATGCAGGCTAAAAGCGGCGAGTTTAAGGGCATGGCGGCGCGCCAAATTCCCACGTGGGCTATAAACCCAGGGCTCAAGTGGGGCTGTGATTTTCTAGAAAATGCACGCAAGAAAGATCCTGAAACGTTTGCTGTAGAGTTTGGCGCCGAGTTTAGGAATAACAACTCAACGCTCGTTGCCCCGGAAGTGATTGATGCCGCAGTCAACAAGGATCGCACTACGCTCGTTCCCCAGCGTGAACTGATGGGGACTTACGTGCTTGCCCTTGACCCTGCAAGAGGAGGCAAAGGGCGAGACGACTATGTGGCCTGCATTGTTCACTACGAAGGGGACAGGCTTGTGGTCGATAAATTCCATGAATTTGAAGCCAATTTTGAGATTGCAGGAAAGATGGAAGTAAACATTGCGGAAGTAGAGTATTGGATTGCCGAGCAACATAGAATGTACGATTTTGAGAGTATTGCGCTTGACCAGTACAACAGCGCATCAACCATTCAATCTCTATCTAAATCATTCCCAATCTGCGAGCTTACGTGGAGTGTTTCAACAAAAATGAAGGCTTTTGGTAAACTAAAAGAACTGCTAAATTCTGGCCTAATTGAATTGCCCAACCACAAGAAAGCTATTTCTCAGCTCAAAAACCTGGGAGTAATTTACAGGGCAAGTGGACAATGGACAGTGACTGGTGGCAAAGAATCGAGCATTGATGACTACTGCTTTTGTTTGGCCGCTGCTATTCTTCAGGCAACAAAAGAGGATTCCATCGACTGGCTAAACTCGCTTATCCGATAACCTCCGCTACAATTTTCACAAATGCGCCTTTTTCGCTTTTCCTGAAAATCCCAGCAATGAACATCTCTCTTTCTCTTAAAGAAGCAACCTTTCTGGTTGCATTGCTGGAAGCGGACAGGCAGACTGCCTTGCAGCTCTTGGCTGCAGAGCACTTTTACCAGCCAGAATTGCTACCGAAACTGCGCAAGCTAGAACGAACGCTAAAGAAAGCGGAAGGCTGATGGTCAAGCTTTGTTTTTCCCGATGCGGCATTTGTCGGGAAATCGTTGTACCTTTTGTTGAGCCATTTTCCCTCGCAGATAGACGATCCTGACAAAGCGAAGCAAGTCATCGCGCATATCGTATCCATCCTGCATTGGATAGCAACACACGCCGTCCGGCCGTTCGTACGTCAAGCAGTGCTGTGCAGCCAGCGCGATGAAATCTTCGTCTGTAGGATCGGCGGGCAAATGGTCGCTAACCAATGGATCAGTCGCAAGCTGAACATTCCAAGAGATAATGTCGTGGATAGCTTTTCTGGGATTGTTGGCGTTGGTTTCATCCAAAATAAAATCGCAAACCAAAGCGTCAATGACAGCTTCCTTCCACTCTTTGTCCGTGGGAGAGCTTGATTTAGTCATGCCATTGCCAAGGTTGACACCAGAGTAGCCGCGCCCGCTACCCTTGTCAATTCCAGGGTCCCGACGTGCTTCGTGATGGCTGGCAGGCGATATGAGACAGGGCGCCATAAAGAAAAAATGCAGAAGCGCTTTGGACAGAAAGACTGTGATATGCTGACGAGGCTTCCTGCAGGAGCCGCTGGCCAGCGTTCATAGGGGATTCCGTTCCTCCAGTATCAAGAGGGAGCAGGGCCGACCCTGCTTTAATCGTCGTACAAAGAGGCTTGAAGAACCTCTCGACACCCTTTTGCTCTACTGCCATTGTTCGCCATTCGCAAACAGCGAACAGCTCTATTGTCTTTCTTGCTCAATCAGCCAGTCTTTCAACTCTGCAACGTAGGCCCTGAGCGCAGCAGCTTTCTGCTCATGCCACGTAAGTCCAGTTTGTAAGTACAAGGCAGTGTGATTGTCAATGGCACGGAGGCATTGATAAATGCAGGCGTTCCATGGCTCCCTAAGGGGAGTATTGAAAGTGCGCCTTTCGGAAGTCACTGCCCAAAGTAAGCCCTGATCTTCTCCAATGGTACAGGAGCGAAATCGTTACGCTCTAGGCAGCTATTAAAAAACCGCCTGTCCACTTGCCCATCGTCCGTGTAAACCAAATGGCCATGCAAGTGGCCGTGTACGTTGCCGACGTAACGCCCAGACAGGTTGCATGGATGCACGGGAATATGCGTATAGATCAAGCCTTCACGAAAGAATGCTCCGCGAATGTCATGGAAATACGGCAAGTAGTCCTGAAGACGGTAAATGTCGTGATTCCCGCGCACCAATACCTTGCTCCCATTAAACCGATCTAGGAGCTTTAGCGCTGAACGGGGGATTGCCACGTCGCCCAAGATGTAAATGCGATCCTTTGCGTTGACCATTTTGTTCCAGCGATCAATCAAGGTTTCGTGCATTTCCTCAAGTGAAGAAAACGGGCGCACCGGAGATCCGTCAGGATTGATAAACTCAAGAATCTTGGAATGGCCTAGATGAAGGTCTGATGTGACGAAAGCGCTCATGGCAGCTTGCTAGAGAATTTGTAACGGCCTCCGTTCATGCGTTTAATGAACTCCCTGCTAGGAATGAAGGATGGCACCACATGCGCGGGCACTTTGATGACGCGTCTTGTGACGGGCAGTTCGTACTGCCTTGGTTGATGAAGGCGAGGAACGAACGAGCCAAAGCCAGGGAGGCTTACGCGGAACTCTCTGTTTATCATTGCCTCAACGATCACTTCAAAGAACGTGTCAGTGATCAAGATGGCACGATGGTAGGGGATGTCGCATCTTGCAGCGACGAGGGCAGCCACTCTTGTCCTGTTCATGAGGATGCGCGAGGTGGTGCCACTATACCAGAAGGGGAAAGGACGGAATCGAACCATCTACACCAAAGAGGTTTAGCCCCTTTAGTAGCCAGAGCCCGGTCTGGCATCTTTCCCAAAGGCCCCAGGGTTGCGCATCGTTGAGAGGCGTAGGGGCGCTACAGGAGGCGATCAACCCTCCTGGCCTGCCGAAGCAGGACTTGAGGCCCGATGCCGAAGCAGAGCGGGGGCGAGGGCGGGTAGCCCGAAAGTGGCAATTTGAAATTACCGGACAGGCATCCACCCCCATTTCCGACGTTTGCTAGGTTTTCCGGTTGCAACGTTGGCCAACTCCCCGGAAACCGCCTTGCTGCTAGAGCAAGGGCTTGCGACAGTACCGACAGGCAAGCCCGTCGCATCTGTCGCTTGAAACTATAGCACAAAGCCCAGGAGGGACTTGAACCCCCATCGCTATCAGCACTTCCACTAGCGTCCTAGGGAGAGGCGCTGACGCCGCCCTGTCCAATTGGTTCGCACTGGGCTGGAAGCCCTGCCGGGGCAGGGCATAGGCATAAACAATTAAGCAGAATAATCTGGGAGTGAAGTATTCGGGCTCTCGAAAAAGCTAATCGCTCGACTATTTTTAGTGGCCGAAAGTTCAGGGGCCTTCCCTGTCCAGAATAGCGAACGAGATTGACGCAGCCAAAAGTCTTTATTTAGCCATTGATTAGATGAAGCGCCAAGATCATCAAACAGCCATGCAACAGTGGCAGCACGAAGTTTGTCAAGACTTTGGCTCTCTTCCTCTCCCAGTTCCTTGCTCACCATGGCGTTCACCACTGTGTGAACCCTTTCATCTCTACTTATATCTTGCGAGACGGTGCGCATACCCACGTCGCCCGTCTGTCTGAAAAACGGAAGCGCTACGAAGAAAATGGAGCGCTCCATGATGCCTGCCTTGAGAATCGGGTGGGCAGGGTGCTCGTTCCATGCCCTCAGGATGCTCAGCACTTCATGCTCTGCTTTTTCGTTGGTGCCATGGGCAGTAGCCACATAGTCAAGAGCCTCTAGGTGACGATCTTCGTCATCCTGATTGGAGCGCAGTGTTTCAATAAGACCAGGTGTGCTGGGCAGTTCCCTCTTCATGCCTTCCTCAAGCAACTCCTTCACAGGAATCTCAAGGTGACGCAGCGCCAGAGCCTTGAGCAGGGTGCTTTCAGCGCCCTCCGTCACTTGCCCTTTGGCAACGGCCACAGGCTGCCATGCGCGTTTCTTAGATAGAACATTCAGATAGGGGCTGTTTTTGATGGTGGCAATCATGGTTCGTGCAGAAAATAAAGGGCCGCGAACGGCCCATAGAGGAAATGCGATGGAAAAGAGCGCTATTCGGCGCAACTGGAGCAAAATCCTGCGCTTAGATCACAGGCTGCAGACTGTTCAGGAGCTTCTTCGTCAAAACCAAACATGCTCTTGAAATCATCATCCAGTGCGGCATAGGCATCATCTTTCCGCTGCATGTCAGGCATGACCTGCAGGGAATAGTAGAGGCTTGTCTGAGGCGATTCTAGCCAAGCCTTGAGGAAGTCACGGTCATAGGAAACTAAATCTCCCCAAGAGTTAATCGAATAGCCATGGAATAGCCCAGTATTTTGATACAGCTTGACAATGCCATTTACCACCTTAAAGAAAGTGTCCCAGCCCACTTCTGCGGCAATCTCTACATCACCATAATCAAAGCTCTCCACGCCAAAAGTGCCAGAGTCACGATCAACGAGGCGACCAATGGGAGGAGCAATTTCAGGGGCAGTGGTGAAGCCCTTGGAATCAAGATAGCGATAGGAACAGGAGGCCGTAGGAGCGATGCAAAAGGCGCGTTCCATGCCATGGGCGCGTGCCACTTCGGCGGCGGCCTCAATGGCAGTATCAAGGGCCACCACAACGTCACCGGCCTTTGTTTCGCACCAATAATCCCATTCCTCGGTGCAAAGAGTATAGCTTTCCAGAGTTTCCCCGAAATCCCGATAGGAAATGCCGTGAATTGACAAGAAGTTTGCCAAACCAAGAATGCCAAGGCCCACTTGTTTATCAATGGAAGGAGGTAGATATTCGCCAGTGTCGCCCACGCCAGTATTTGGATGGAGGGCACAAAGCTGCTCCATGCCTTCAACAAAAGCACCTTGAAGATCATCAATTTCGCAAGCACCAAGATTGACATGTTGGAGTAGACAAGTGCCGCGATGCGGAAGATACACTTCAAGACAAACATTGGCGTAGATACGCTCGCCTTTTGCGTTGTAGCGAATCTTGTTAAGCCAAATGTCGCCAGAGCTAATGCCTTTCAGAAGAGCATCAAGCACCTTGGGGCTGATTTTGTCAAGGAAGTCTTCATCTACATCGACACATCTTTTTACCCATGGCAGCTCAGTGCGAGGCGCATCAAGAAAGCCTGGCTCATATCGACCATTGATTATTTTTCCCAAAATGTCAGGATGGTCGTAATCAAGATGGAGAGTAACGGCGCCATTTTTGAAAACGCCGCCACGGCGCAGCACTTCGTTCAGTTTGCTGTAGATACCAGAAAAACTTACGGGACCACTAGCAATCAAGCCCTTGTCGTTGCTTTCCCCCTTGGGGCGTAGCTTTGAAAGATGGATTGACGCACCAGCCGCGTTGCGCAGTGCATGGGAGGTAAATTGCCAAGAAGCCTCAATACCATCAGGCCCTTCCATTGAATCTTCCACGACGAACGTGGTACAGCTCACCGCAAGGCGACCATCAGGAGAGTCGAGCCAGTCTTGCACCCTGCCAGTGCGAGCAATCTTTTCAAACCTTGCTTTTTCCTTGAGCTTCATAAGACGACAAAGGCTCCCTTCTGGGAGCCGAGAATCAACAGGGCAAGCCTAGCGCGGAACAGGGCTTCTCAATGGCTTAGTCGCATAAGCCTTCATGATCTTCGACAGAGCAGCGGTCTTTCGCAAACAGGATGGCATCGTTGCGACTGCGGAAGTAGTACGGGCGTCCTTCCCATGCGATAAAGTGCTGGAAGCCAGGGCGACTGGCGCAAGGCCAAATTTTTACTGGCCCAATGTTGAACGGTGCGGGAAGATCGTCAAACATAAGAAAGCCCCTAGTCAGTTAAGGCTAGGGGCAATGGGGAAAGCGTGGTGTTCAGAATGAACTACTTGCGCCTAAAACGGTGGAGAGAGCAAGTGCCGCCGTAGCCGTAGCCGTAGCCGTGGCCGTGGCCGTAGCCGGAGCCGTGGCCGTAGCCGTAGCCGTCGCCGTGGCCGTAGCCGTCGCCGTGGCCGTAGCCGGAGCCGTGGCCGTAGCCGTGGCCGTAGCCGTAGCCGTCGCCGTGGCCGTAGCCGGAGCCGTGGCCGTAGCCGGAGCCGTGGCCGTAGCCGTAGCCGGAGCCGTCGCCGTAGCCTACGGGACGAAATATAGCGGTCATCACAGCCCCCAGTTGTCGCTTACCGGCACGCAAAAAATCTCTGCGCCTTCAGGCATGTCCACGTCCGCCATCGGGCGAATATCAGCCTTGCTCGGGTCTTCAATGACCTTGGCAAAGCCGCAGCTTTCCCAACGAAACACCCACACAGCACGACTGATCCTGATGCGGCCATTCTCACGGGTGATGTCACCAGCAAAAATCCAACCACGATCAACAACAATTACAGCGCGGTTGCCATTGGGTTTGGCTGCAGGAATAGAATCGGCCCTGACGTATTCCACGCCATTAACAGAGATGGAGGACAGTTCAGCGGAAGTCATGAGAAAAGAGCGATGGGGAATGAGTCGAAGCAAGGATAGAGTAGAGCCGCCACCTTGTCAAGCATCTACAGGAGGAAGGTAATGAGCAAATGCCGTTACCAGTACTTCCTTGTCAATGCCGTCTTCTTTACTTAGCCATTGATAAATGGCGCCAAACACTTTGTCTGCCGCTCTTTCTACTTCGCCATGCTCTCCTTCACTGAAAAGCTCAAGGATGGCGCACACCTTGTCATAGGCGGTCTCAGGGGACGGGGGCTGCTTGGCTTGCTCAGCTTCCTCTTTTGCTAGGAGGTAGCCAAAGGCTGCAGCAACACGCTTGGTTGCGCATAGCTCAAAAGCCTCAAACCTATCTACTAGCTGCTTGAACTCTGGCAACGTGGCATTTTCCATGGCAAGGCCAATTAGGCGTGTTTGATGGAAAGGGTGACCAGTCATTGCTGGGCCTCCAGTTTGGCGAGACGGTTGAGGGCGGCGCGGATAACAGAGAGCTGCGGTGTGGTTATAGCTGTGAAGTCGTATTTACCGGCGTCTTCAGGCAGTGATGCCAGCGCCTGTCTCGCCAGCGTCGGAGGCTTCGGGCGGCGGGTGGCGCGGAGGTGGTTGCTTGTTTGATAGAAACCGCAGCGATTGAGCCACTCACAGCACGCCTCCAGCTCCTGATCTGCGCCAGCTTGGAATGCCGTTTCTATCGCGCACATTGGAGGCAGTCCGTTCAATTCCTTTATCAGCTCTGCTTGCATTTTCACAGGATGATCAGTCATTATTCTTCTCGTAGTAGTCAGCGGCATCCACCCAGCTTTGCAGAAGGGCTTTGTCATCGTCAGAGAGTTCAATCCCGCTTTTGTAACGATCTGCCCAGTACTCATATCCTTGCTCTGTACATGACCAGCCAAATGCCCCCATCAAAGCGCGAGGATTGCTTGAAAGCACTTCAATTGCCGCACCCTTAGCAAAACCAATCTCGTACAAAAACTCCTTGGTCACTGCAGGCTTGAAAGCCTCCTTATTTGGCGCTCTATCTGCAAGCAGTTTTTCCACTGCTTGAACAATGAAAGGCCATTCGTCAATGTCAATGGGAAGTTCGGCGTCAATTTCTTCGGCTCGCAGCCAAATGACATCATCATCTGAGCCTTCAATGGTGATGCGAGTGGAATAACCATCCTCGTCGCTAGGGACAGTTTCGTAGCCAAGGCTATGAAGCGTGTAAGACATGGAAGAAAAGGAGAAAGGAACAATGGGGAAAGGCTTAGCGCTTGCGCCACACTTGGCGCAGAGCCTCAGTCATTTCAACAGTGAATGAACGCGCAAAGATCACAGCCCCTTCTGCAGCGCACAAGGCAAAGCAAAATGGAATGAGCACTGGAGCGCTGACGACAAGCGCAATGCGCCTGAGCGTGGTGTTGCGAATGCGGGCGATCATGGGAGGATGCGACCAATCATGGAAGGCTGCCTAAGGGCTCGCTTAGCTTAAGCCTCTGCCTGCCATTGTCCAGCAGTCTCAACTGTCGCTTTGAGACTCAGGCTAGAACGTCCTCGATGAACGCTTTAGCAGAGGCCATGCTTTCCTGGTTGCGCAGGAACGTGCCATTCACGCCGTCCATCAGCAACAATCCCCAGCTTTTGCGCCATGATTCTTGAAAGCTGGCCAATGGGGAAAAGAGCGGACGGTCGTGGTCGCTATCACGAATGGCAGGCCCCTTGAACCACGGCACGTCTCTAGTGGAGCCCTCTGGAAGGATGAAATCAGCGCCAGTGCCTCCCATCCATGTTTCTTGCCTCCCATTGGACGGTCTGATGCCCCTGGCATAACTTACGCCAACGGGCTTGTCAGTCCACTTCTTAATCCACTTCACCACTTGCCTTTGGAACCATGGCACGCTGCTGCCCATCAGCTCATTGCCCACTTCATACATCACATTGTCATGCTTCTCCAGTGTTTGCACTACTCTCTTTACGTGAGCACGTTGGTATTTGTTCCACTTGCCTTTGGTATGCACTTCATCATGATCTTTTGGCCCTAGCCCATTGAAAGGATGGTTCTCCCAGGCTTGATCAAAAATGTCTTGAATGGAGCCTTCAAACAAGCTGACCATAGTGATCATGTCGCGCTTGTCTGCTCGCTTCACTGCTTTGCCAAGGTTGTCATAGTACGCAGGGTTGAGGCTGCCGTCTTTCTTCCATGGCACATTGTCCACTTTGATGAAGCCGGGAGTGTTAGAGCCCCAGAGGCTATTGCTTGCTACAAGCCCTTTTGTTTCAATGGTCCAGAGCTTAGTGAAATTGCCAGTGATCTTATCAAGCCCTATACGTTCGCCTGCCATTGGCTGAACAGTGTTCCACGTGTGGCTGCCTGCTAAGCGAATGGGACGCCCTTTCCATTGGAACTGATCGCCTTTGATGGTGATTGCCATGGAGAGGGGAGGAAGGAGGGATTAGCTGGCCAAGGCCATTTCCTTGATTCTACGCAGAGGAACCGCCGCCACTTGCGGAACAATGCTATTGCCTAGCTGTTTAAGTCGGTCCACCCTATTTCGTAGCCCATCATCTCCTCGACAAAGCACGGGCTTAGATATGTACCCCCCCCATTCTGGGCTGAGCATTGAACCACCACCGCGCCAGGAAGCCTGCCTTTCTCTGCTGCTTTCTGATAGTTCACATTGGGGCCGCTGTCCTTGTAATCCCGAGTGGTCGGCGTGGGCAATAATCCAGATGCGTTCTCGACGGTGGCAGGCTCCCAGATCACTTGCTGGAATAACTGCCCATTCCGCATCGTACCCTGCTTTGGCAATTTGAAAGAGGGTTTCTTGGAACGTTTCCCCGTTTTTGTGGGATAGTAGATTTCTAACGTTTTCAAGCAGGAGGAAGTCAGGTCGAAGCTCCCTAGCCAAACGGATGATTTCATAGAAGAGGACGCTGCGCTCGCCATCGTAACCGGCTTGCTTGCCTGCCACGCTGAGATCTTGACAGGGGAAGCCAGCAGTGATGAGAGAAAGTCCGTCTGGGCATAAGGGCTTGATTTCTTCTGCTGTGAGCGAGCGTACGTCCGTAAAGATGGGCGTGTCTGGCCAGTGCTTACGAAGCACTTTCCGGCAAGGCTCGTCTGAATCGCAAAAGGCGACTGTCTGGAAGCCGCCGACGAGACGTTCTGCTGCATAGGAGAAGCCACCGATGCCGGAGAACAAGTCCAAGACTGTCAAGGGCTTATCAGCAGGCATGGGAGCGATGGAGGGGCAATTCAAGGTAGATCAGTATTTCGGAATAAGCAAGTGTCCTTTGGAGCACGACAGCGTTCCCTTGGCTGCGCCAGCAGTCACCAATCAGGCCAGGAGCCATCTAGGTCTAGTTCTTCCATGGAAGTGCGCAGGACAACGGCAGCATGGCCAGTCTTGCCCGTGAGCGTAGGAGCGTAGCTGCCTTTCACGGAAGGTTGGAGCAGGCCCTTGAGCTTGCGAATGAGCTGATTGTGCGAACGCTTCTTGGCAATGGTGACAGACCACAGGGCTTCATAACGAAGCAGCGTGCGGGAAGGCTCAGAGCGTACGGTCATGGGAGCTATGGGCGGAGGGAACGAACGCTCTTGCGAGCATGATCAGTTTCAAACAGTTCAATGACTTTCCTGCCAATGCTTGTAAGAACATAGCCATTGTCCGTGCATTTCAGGCGGCCTTGCGTGGTTAAAGAGGATAGTCGATTGCAAATGGTCTTGAAGTCGTAAATGTCGTGGTGCTTGTAAGCGTCGTACAAATCTTTAGGTGTGACAGCACTGTGCTCCTTTAGAAACTCGCTTGCAGCCCACAGCATGAACCGTTCACTGCCCTTGGCCCATTCCGGGGCTAACTGCTCACGACGACGCTTCCTGAGGGCTTCAAAGGATGATGCGTCAACTGGTCGCCACTTTACGGGCAAACCATGAGGGCGCCCAACTAATGCGCGGGCTTCGGCAGTGTGACAAAGGGCTTCGTCTCTGATGAAAGCAGCAAGCCCCTCTGAGTAGTTGTACCACCATCGCAATACGTGATCGTGAAGGAAGCGGTCGCGGATGGCTTGATGGTCGTCTGCTGTGCCATGGAAGGCTTTGATGATATGGAGGTCGGAACTGCAGCCCCAGAACAGCCCTTCAATAGATTCCTGAAGATGGTCTGAATAGAAGATGCCAACGCGAGCGGGAACGGTGCTGCGCTGAGCGAAGAACACCCAAGAGGGAGGAAGCATAAGGGCAATGGGAGAAAGCAGGAGGACTGTAGCCGCTAAATGGCCATTGTCAAGGGGTTTTCCACAGCTTTTTATCCCCAGTGAGTGCTAGGGATGAGTTTTCCACAGGCAAAGGCAAAGTTTTCCACAGGAAGCCATCCCCAGCGAGAAGGGCTGATGCGAGGGAAAGGGCCTTCTGAGAGTTTTCCACAGCTCACGCATCCCCACAAGCTCAGTTATAATAGCGTTATGCGCAGCGTGTGTCTACAAGCAGTGGACGTACCAACGCGCAGTGGTGCGAGCTGAACTGAGTAGTTACGAGCAGTTCAGAAGCCTCCGCGAGCCGCTACGAGCGGGAGCCTCAAGCGTTCCTGACTAAGCGGCTCTGCTCTACCACTCCCTCTCAACTACCTTCTTCTTCCAGAAGCAGAAGGACGCGGCGAGAGGGGAGGAGATGCCGACAGGCATCGTTCGGAAGATCGCCACGCGCAAGAGCCCCCAAGGCGATTGTTCATCAGCGATCTTCCTCCCCCAAAGCGAACGTTCTTAAGCGTCCTTCTTTATGATGCTTTCCTAAGAAACCTTCGCTAGGAGCCCGTTCGAGCAGAGCCAATAGCGTTTCGTTAAAAGGGCTCCCTCTCAACCACCAACCATTAAATACTTTCTGTGCGAGAGCGATTGGTCTATGGGGGAATAGTGCTTGCGTGGGGCTGGATAGACAAAGAAGTTCAATACTATACAAAAAACCTTCTTGAACAAGCACCTACTGACAAAAGCTCGCTAGGGCTCGCCGTCTTCTTGACGGTGCTTTCAGAAAGAACGATGGGAAAGAAAGTGGCGTATACACAATGTATCTACATGGCAACTATCAGGAAAACAACTAACTGGCAATTATCAGGAATGCAACTAAAAGAAGTAATCGGCCTCTTGAACAATCGCTAAAGCTACTTCTCGTTCGGCCTGCTACGAACAATCTTATGCGCTCACTCATGCTCGTAAATGGCTAGATCGTTCGCGCAGTCCTGACTGGCTTTTGCTCGTTATCATAGCGCTTGTTGTCATGAGACAATCGTGCATCTTGAAACCTCAAAAACGAAGCAGTGTTCCAAGTGCAAGGAAGTGAAGCTGTTGAATGACTTTCCCCGGGACAGGAAGCAAAGAGATGGACTTCGGGCTTCATGCAAGGATTGCAATAAACTACGGCAAAAAGAATATCATCAAAATAATCGAGATAAAGAGTTACAGCGGGGAAAAGAGTATCGTCAAAATAACAAAAATAAAATATCGCAACGTCGTAAAGAATGGTATCAAAACAATCGAGATAAAGCGTTACAGCGGAAAAAAGAGTATTACCAGAATAATCGAGATAGGGAGTTACAGCGCCGCAAAGAACACCATCAGAATAACCCAGATAAAGCAAGAGCAAAACACGCTCGCAGAAGAGCGACTAAACGTAATGCCACGCCACCATGGGCGGACAAAGCAGTTATCGAAGCAATCTATGCAGAAGCAGTATGGCTTCAAGACTTTACCGGCGAACCTTGCCACGTAGATCACATTGTGCCCCTGAAAAGCGACTTCGTCTGCGGCCTGCACGTACCAGCCAACTTGCAAACGCTTCCAGGCGTGGAGAACATTGCTAAAAGCAATCGCTCATGGCCCGGACAGCTTCCCTACCAAACTAGACGAGGCATTGACCATCAATGGTGGAAAGAGCTTTACGCTCGCACTATTGCCTTGGAAGAATAGAACTCCCTGTCGAACAATCTTATGACCTCACTCCAGCTCGCTCATTAAAGATCGTTCGGTCAGTCGCAACTAGCTTCTGACGGAGTATTGGCAGAACGGGCAATACCAGGCTCGTATTGGCCTTTCCCCATTGACAAACAATAAAGCATTGTGGGGATGAAAAATGAAAACTCGATGAAAACTACGAGCCACTTGGCAGGGGTATACCCCCACCCACCATCATCACACTATCCCGTTACTGCGCTACAACACTACCGTTATATGCGCATACAACGCTACCGTGATACAATCATACAACACTATCGTTATGCTGTTGTCAACCGTATAACAGTATCGTTATATAGCCTTATCGCAACGCTGTTTTTAACCATATAACGCTATCGTTATATAACACCATCGTTAACCCATTCTTAACCGTATAACAGTAGCGCATATAACGGTATGGTTAACCTATGCTTAACCATATAACGCTATCGTTATGCCGGAAAGCGTGGATTTTCCCTCTCCCACATTAAAAGGCCCCCCTAGCCTGAAAGCTAAGGGAGCAAACGCAGCAGTGGCCGAACTCTACAGAACGGGCAAGCCTAGGCGCGTTAAGTGGCTTCTAGCGGGTCGGATTCTATGAAGCTTGACAAGGCCACAATGTAGCGTAGCAGTATGGTTGTGCCCCTTCCATTGTCGAGAATAGGCTAGAAAGAACTGGGTGAAACCCAGTACCAGTCTCGCCCGGTGATGCCATGGGAGGATAATCATGCACCAGCCTCCTTGATAATGCGGCGCCAGGTTAACCATGTAATGGCCTGGATTTGGCGGGCTGAATAATTGGCCGCCATGATTCGGTTAATTTGGTTAGCGGCCAGCCTATAGTCTGCCGTAATAGCAGCATAGAGTTTGGGGCTGATCTTAGGCGTTTTGGTCGTGGGTATACGTTCTCCTGTCCATATAGAATAGGCATGGCCATCGACACAAACACTATCACCGCCGATTATGCAATCATAAAACGCTCTGACTTTCAATCCGCCCAATACACTTAACGGCTCAGAGCCCGACAGTATGCTTAAAGCTTTTATTTTATTCGCGCTATAGGTTGACACCTTTACACTGTTAGCGTCAGCATGGCCACCTAGGTAAAATGCACGGATTAAAGTGTTCGCGTCGCGCTGATTACGCTCCCAGTTATTATTAGGTGACAGCGCAGCAATAACACCAGCGGCATATTCTACGCTGCAACCATACTGCCTGGACAATTGCTGACAGTAGGCTAAAGCATCAGAATAGAATCGCGATCCCGCTAGTAATTCGGAATCATTAGCAGTAAAGAATACTGCTAGAATTTGCCCGTGGGAGATCATCTCAAAATCCCCCAGCTTTAATGAAGCGTTGAGGCTGAAATTCTCCCCCATTGTGCAAACATGCTGCAGCCTGTAGGACTATCTCGCTAAATAATAACCAGTGAATAGACTTAGGAGCAGTCAGTTTAGCATGGCGAAACGTGCTAATTTCACCGCGCAGTGTGCTATCGGCGCCAATCAAAATATGGTGCCAATCATGGATAGCGCGGAACCTAGCGTTATCAGTGAAACTTAAACAGGGGTGGCAGTTATGCAATACGCTAATAGGCAAGATGCCAGTGTTTTCAAAAATAGTAACAGTTAGCGCTAAGCCTATCTCTTCATAGTGAAAATCTACTGACACCGGCAGTTGCCAAAATTGTTCATTAATCCAACGTCTAAGCGCTGCTAATTCTTCGCTGTTAGGTGTGCATTCTGCCGCTTCATACATGGCGGCAAGTCTGGAAACAATCATGAAAAACAATGCGAGAGAATGACGAACAATTGATAATTAAATCAAGACAGGCAGACTCTCACACGGTGGCGGCTGATCCCCAGTTGAGAAGCGATAGATCGTTGCGAGAATCCGGCCCGGTGCATTGTGCGCACCTTAAGCGCTTGCCTTCTGTCGGCTCCCATGGTGGCCATGTCGATTACGGCGACAGCCAACACAAGGGGCAGCAGAAAAAAGAAAAGAAAAGAGGACACGATGAGAAAAGCGAGAGGACGCAGGGGATCGCTCCGATGCCTCCCAATGGTAAGCGCCAGGCACCATCAGGCCAGGACAGGCACCGATATTGTTACAATTGTTCACAATCGGCCAGACTGAGCCTATTGAGACCGACTCTCAGTAACAGCAAGAACGATTCTCATTGTTATTGCGAATGACTCTCAGTGGCAATAAGAACGAGAACGATTCTCACTCTCAGCGTATATATTCAACCGCCTATATTACCGCGATCCTTTTAGTCCCCCATACCGTCTTTCGCTTAGTCCCAAAAATTTTTTTGCCTATATTACCGCCTTTTGGTAACTCCCTAATAGTCGGAAGTGTCCTCCACTGTCCACTCAGGCCCATAGTCTTCCAACCATTGCTTCTGCTCTGTTTCCGTCTCTGGCCAGTCCTCAGGCTCTGCGAGCACCACGGCAGTACATAGTGCTGGAGCCCATTCCTCAGGTTCCCAGCGGCTTGCGGGGCACACGCAGCGCATGTCATCAACAATGGCCTCCACGCGCACGGTGCCCCTGTCTGGGTTGCCTTGCCAGCGTTCAATGGAGAGAACTGTCATCATCAAGCCCTCTTGAACTTGGAAAGGCACAGTTGCCACAGCCCTTCGCTCAGGCTGCCAGAGCGATAGAGCTTGTAAGCCAGTGGTGCATAGGTCCAGTCGCCTTCACCATCAGGCTCCGGCTCACCTTCGTCCTGCCAAATGCCTTTACATTCTCCATTGTCGTCAAACAAGCCAATTTGATACTCACTATCGGCCATACATTGACGAATGTGGCGAATTGCATCAGTGAGAGAATTGGCTTGATACACGCCTTGCGTGGGTGGGAAGTAGGGACCGTTGCTGTCGTAACTGCGAACTGTTGCCATGGTTCAGAGGAATCGAGAAGTGGTAGAAAGAACAGCGCCAGACAGGGTGATGACTTGCTTATGTTCTGGCGTGAGGCAGAAAATAGCCTCTTGATTAAACATGCGAGCCAAGGAAAGAGCCTTCTCTGTAGACAGGCCACTAATCCCCCACCCTCTCTCTTCCCATTGCCCATCTAAGGAGCCTCCTACGGTTTCGATGAGAGAAAGACCGGCGTGTAGCTCTCCAATGGCGCGAAGAAGGCGGAAGTGGCGATCTTCGTTGATTGCAGGAGGCAATGCTGTTCCGAACGGGTTGAATGCAGTGATGACAAAGATGGGAGGATCAATGGGGAGGGGGATAGCATCAGGCCCGGTGAGAAACACAGGGCCATGCTTGATTGTCGTGGACAAATAGGCCAGCCAACGGGCCTCTTCTGTTTGTCTCACCAGTCTCTCACTTGCACAGGCATGAGCAGCAGTTGCACCTCGGTACTTTCCAGGGAAGCGGTAAAGAGCATTGCGGATGTGGGCGATGCAAGGTGCATTTTGATATTGCCAGTTTCGGAAAACTTAGCCACCACTTCAGAAATGGTCTTCATGTAGGAAGCGTTGAAGGCAACAGGCTTGCCGGGCTTATTGCTCATTTGCTCTTCACTGGGAAAGATTTGATCAATCTGCGGGAATTGATAGGGCAGTGGTTGGCAGGGGCGAGCTTCAAGCATGTTGAGTTCTTCCTTCTTTCCTCCATAAAACCTCACCTCTCCTTCCGTGCTGTTGATGATGACTTTACGGGCATAGCCCACTTTCTTCTTGAAAGCAGACAATGGCACCAACAGCTCGTCATTGTCCATAGAACAGTGTTGACCTTTCTCCACATAGGCACGAAAAGCATAGTGGCCGTTGGTTGCCGCCACCCTGATGGTGGTGCCGCAGTTTAGAAAGTGGATGCCTTGCAGGGCTTCTTTGCATTCATCTTTGGAAGCAAATTGAGCAGCGGCCTCAAGGATGTAAGCCGGGAGTTCAGTGGTGATCATGGGAAGGAAAGATGGTGAATGATGAGCAATGATCAGGCGGTAACAGCTTCAAGCTCGGCAATCCATCCAAGGATCTCCTCTGCTGAATCGCGAGTCATGAGCAATTCAGCAAGGCAGTCGCCAGAGCGGTCAAGGTCGTTCTGCAGCAGACGAGCATCGCCGGTCCAGCCGGTTGCATGGATGGCATTGATTTGCTGCTGAAGCGAGGAGCGGAGGGCGGAAGCGTTGATCATGGCTGAAAGAAGGGCGGCGAGGCTCTCGCCTCTTGGAACTAACAATAGAACGAAAAGGGGCCGTTGCCAGCCCCTGTCATTGATGATCTTTGCTTATCAGGCTGCCAAGGCCAGGGCATGGGCCTTGGTGATGGTGACCTGGCCAGTGCCCCACCACTGGCTTTCCAGGCGCCTGCGAGCAGCCTCCACGTCAGTGCCACGGCCTGCTTCATGCGTCACCCACTCGGTGACAGCGTTGTAGGCGCCCCAGTAGGTGCCCTCCACGCCTTTGATGTTGAAGCCGATGCCATCACCACTGAACTTATTGGCAATGGTGTCCCACTGGGGCAGATCAGCCAGCACCTTCGGGCGAGCCGTGGCCTTGTCGCCTCGCTTGTCGTTCACCACTCCAGCAAGCTGCTCGCTGAACACATCGCGGCAGTATTGAGCGAATTGAGCAGAGGTGCAGGGCTTTGCGGCCATTGCTTCCAGTTCTGCCAGACCAGCAGTAAACTGTTGCCGCTTGATGTCGATGATCTCCGGCAGGCGATCAATCATTGCGTTGCAGTTCATTGTATGGCGGATGCTGATGCGCTTGCCCTTAGCAGCAGCGTCAGTGCGGTCAGCGTGCCCCAGAGCTTGGCTCAGCGTATTGGCGCACACCACGCGCACGGGCGTGAAGAGGGTTTGGAAAGCAAGGGAACCGTCGTGGCTAGTGGCGCCCACAAGGTACTGGCAGATTTCATCGCCTTTCACCACTTCACCTTCCGCTCCATTGATGCGAGCCGTGAAAGTGACTTTGCGGCCTTCGTCAAGCACACACACTGCACTGATTTCTGCATCTTCGTGGAGAGCTTCAGCCAGCTTGATCAGTTGCTCGTTTTGAACAATGGTATAAGAGTCTTTCTGAACGGAAAGCACTTTGCCATTGTCCCCGCGAGTGATGGCTTGATAGCCCTTGATGGGCTGACCAGTGGGATCGAGAATGGGAGTGGAAACGATCTCCCAGTCGGCTTGGCCGAGAGCGAAGGCTTCGCGGGCAGGCATGGTGCCGTCTACCACCACGCCAAGCTTGTGCCATGCAGCCTGGCCGTGGAAGAAAGCGCCGCTTTGGAATTGATGGGCCATGGGAAGGAAAAGAGGAAAGGAAAGAGCGGGGTCGAGCCGCTTGAGAGAAAAGTTAGCCCCTATGCCGAGAAAAGTCAAACAGAACAAGGGCCGCTTAACAGGCTGTCACATTTGGTCGCAGATGCCCATGAGCACCTCGCCCACGTATTTGATGGTCTGCTCCAAGCCAGCGAAAGCAGCAATGCGCTCGTCGCGGGCCTTGTAGTAGGCATCAGGGCCTTGAGGGTAGAAATCCCTCCCGTTGCACGTTGTAGAGGCGAACGCCTCACGGGCTTTCAGGAGGGCATCGTAGGCCTCCGCATACTCGTCGCGCAGTGTGGTGCGGCCTGTGCCGTTGAGGTGGAGCGTGGGAATAGTGGTCATGGGATCAGGCAGCGAGGTGGAAGCTGGTGTTGGTGGCTTGAAGGTGGGCCACGTAGTCATCGTATTGCTGCTGCCAGTAAGCAGCCTTGGTCAGTAACTTTTGGAAATACTCTTGATCGGGCACGCCAGCAGCCAGATAGGCATTGGCAAGGTCAGCCCAGAATTTGCGTTGGAGAACAACGTTGTCGCCGTAGTTAAAAGGAGGCATGGCTGGCAGTGGTGAAGGAGAGGCTCTCGCCTCGTTGAACCAACAATACAGCACTTCCTCCCCACCATCGCCCCTTGTTGCAAACGTTCACAAAACAGGCTTCCACGGGGGAGGCTCCAGCCCATCCACCACGGCAATGCGCCTGCGGTTGACGGCTCCAATGCGCAGAAGCGACCGCGCCTGGCGTTCTAGCGCTTGCCTGTCCGGTCCTGAGTCAAGCAGCTCCCAGTGAGCAGCAGGATCAGGCAGGAGTCTGCTCAGCCACAAGCTATGACCCAACGGGCGCTCAGCGGTGGCCATTGGCTTGCTCCTGAGCGAAAGATGCGGGCATGTGCGTTAGGCGGCAGTATCGTTCAGGGTGGAGCTTTTGGCAGGCGGCATAATCCACTGGCCTGTCTTCCAGCTTGGGCGAATAGCTGATGAAGGCGATGGCTGCCAGCCAAGGAGCGATGGCAGCAGCAATAGTGAGAAAGCGAAGGGGGTGCATGGACTTGAGGGCGAAGGTGAGTGAACAAAATCAGACCAAGGATTCGCGCAACGCTTTCACCCATGCCGTTTGCTCAGCAGCCCGTTTCACTTCCTTTGCATAGTGCTCTCTGTGGTAAGAAAGATCACGCTCGCAACCTTTAATTTTCTGCTGTAGCCATTCTTCTCCAGACAATCGCTCACAAGGCTTGCTGCAATGCTCTGTTGAGCAGTCAAAACGGATGCTTTCTGTGATTTGCTCACGCATAAACTTCTTAAGCCCATGGTGATCGTCTGTGGGCGGATTCCATCGCTCCACTTGGTTAAGCATGTCTTCATAAGAAGCCCGCAATGCAAGTGCCTTTTGCAGACGCTCCAATCGGCTTACTTCAGCCTGTTCCCATTCTTGATTGGCTGCACGGGTGCAGTCTGCTGCAGACATCTTGGAAAGGCGTTCCAGTTCAGTCCTGGTGCGGTCAATGGCCTTAAGGTGATAGTCGCTGGGCTCAAAGGCATCAGGAATTTGCTCACCACCGCCGGGCTCATCCCTCAAGGTGATGCAGGCGCCAAAAGCGCGAGCGCAATCAAGGGCGAACTGCTGAAAGGTGATGCCCTTTACAATGGGCGCTGTGTATCCAGAAGGCATGGCGTGATAGAGGGATCAACAGGGCCACAATAGCCTTACGAGCCTGTCCTGTCCAGCCCCTCAACAATGCTTCACAAGCCTGTGCCCTGCGCTACAGTTGCGCCAAGGCAAGAAAAAGCGCCCCTTGCGGAGCGCCTTGAGCCGTTCTCTTCCTCATCTTGCCTGCCCCATTGCCCCTTGTGAAGCCTTTGTCAGCAAAGGCGGATAAGCACTTATGCCTAGGGCTTCAGGCTTGCAATGGAGAATTGCGGCAGTCTGCCCATGCGCAAGCGGCTAGGGCTGACAAATTGTTGCGAGCCAGTCCTGAGGTTTTTGATCTTGACCAGTTCTGTTTGCACCTTGCTGGCCACCACGATGTAGCTTCCTCGCCATCCAAACAAAGCATCGTTCAAATCGACAACTGCTCCTGGCGCCCATTGCTGCAACATTTTCTGACGATTATGGTTCAGCTTTAATTATGGCTGGCTCCTAAGCGCAATAAAAAAGGCGCCAATGGCGCCCTCTTGTGTTCCTCACACCATCAGACTCTACACCAGTCGGTAGCACACCCTAGCAATGCCTTGAGACGGGCTTGCAATGCGACTGAATGCACCAGCGCTCAAGTCGAGAATGCGCCCACCGGCATAAGGCCCGCGATCAGTCACAACCACTTGTGTGCTCCGGCCATTGTCTTGATTGACAACCAGCAAGCGGGTGCCAAAAGGCAGCGAGCGATGGGCAGTGATCGAAGCGGAAGGATTCATTGGCTGGCCGTTCGCCATTGTTCGGCCTGCAAAACCATCCCCGCGCCCATAGAAGCTGGCATCACCACAACGAGCAGCGTGAACAGGAGCAGGAGCTGCAGCGAGAGCAGCAATAGACAGGAAAGAAAGAATACGAAGCATCAAAAGAAAGTAGATAGTTAGAGGGGCCAGTCGCCTGGCAAGCTCAGGATTGAGCAATGCCCACCGTAGCAGAACGAACAATGCCCTTGCGTCGTGGTATGCTTTGTAGGCAATTCGCCCCTGAGGCTTAATCGCCTCCATCGCTGATGCCGTGAGGGTGGGGGAGTCCGGTTGGTTTTGCACTATCGAGAGAAGTGCAGCCGAGCGCATGGGTCGGTGAGGGCGACCAACCAGCTTCGGGAATGAAGCAGGGCTTATCGGAGGATTGCAAGAGGAGAGCCCCGTAAGGGGCTTTCTTTTTGTCTATGCTTGTAGCGGGATGTAGGGCGAGCGTTTCTTCGCGCTTGTGAGCAATCAGCTCTCTGCCCGCTGGGCGATTCTCGTCATAAAGAAAGGCCCCTTGCGGGGCCTCTTTTCTTTGGCTTGTTGCTTACCAAGGGCTTGCCTTTACTTACCAGTCGCCTTGTCTGGCAATGCGCAACACCCTTACGCCAGGGCCTGCTAGTTCAAGAGCAGTTGTAACAGCTTGAGCAGCGCTTATGGCCATGATTGTCCATAGGCCGATGGTGGTGTGAATGAGGTAGGTGCAGGGCATTAGCGAGAAGCGCGAACAGTGGCTAGTGGATGTTCACTGCAAGCTTTGAGGTAGGAGCAGCAGAAGTCATACAGACCTTGCCAATTACCCCAGCCATTAGGCGGATTGTCTTGTTCACAGAGATGGCGGTGCATCGCCAAGAATGCAATCCCCTTTGAGATCGGTTCAATTAGCTGGTGAGCAGTTGTGATGCCAATCTCTTCGGGACGCCACAAAGCCTCATAGATTCCAGCGGTGCCAGCCATCTTGTTCAGGTTGTGGGTGATGTTGCGCCAGTAAAGATCATTGCCGTTTTCGTCTTCAAGGTGAACGTCAAGGCTCATCGGTTGGCCTCCAGCTCGGTAGCGATGTCATCTAGCCAGTCATCAGCGGAATCAACGTATTCTTCGTTGGCATACGCTTCGCGAAGCTGATCCGCAGCAGCTCGCAGGGCGGCGGCAAGTTGCCCCCACTCTTCGCGGTAACAATTACTGCTCTTTTCGTAAGCACGTAACACCGCCTGAGCCGCTGGGGAGAGGGGCGGGGTCATTGGGCCTCCAGTTCGGTGGCGATGGCGAGGAGTTGCTCGCGCACGTCATGCTTGGCAACAGATGCGTCTGAGGTGCGGAGCCACGGCTTCAGTTCAGGCACCACCTGATCCGTAGCAGCGCGGATGATGGCGGCGGCAATGCTTGTTGCATAGGATTCTGACTCTCCAGCGCACATTTGATAGAGGGCTTCGTTTAACACCACCTGAGCCGCTGGGGAGAGTGGTTCAGCCACGGTCGGCCTCCTGCTCAAGCCAATGGACGAGGGTGCTCGCATGAATAAAATCAGCCTTTTTAGCGGCTGCTATTACTTCACGAATCGCGGCGCGAGCTTGGAGAGTATGAAACGATTGACCGCTGTTGCACGCTGTACTGGTATATCTGTAGTTGGGGTCATCGTCGCTGCATACGGATTCATCAAGTCCGTTGTTCAGCCAGTCTTCGTTCATAATCGCCTCCTCAACCCTCTCCACCAACCCAGCAGGCCGAGCCTCAGCACTGGCGGCGCGGAGTTCGGTCATGGGAGCCTCGCTGTGGGCGGCTTCTAGGGCCTCGATGCGGGCGCGGAGTTCGAGGATGCAGGTCGCAGTAGGCCATGGGATCTTGCCTTCTTCTTTGCAGATCCCTATAACTTCCCACTGCTCAGGCGTGGCGCGGTGTTGGTCGGTCATGGCTGGTCAGGGTGTGGTGTGTGCTGCCGGGATAGGCTCCCATGGGCCGTTTAGTCGTCGTCTTCGTCGTTTTCAATCTCGGAAACCTCAATTTCGTTTTGAACACCGTAGAAAACGTTGCCGCGAACAATCTGTTCGTGAGCTTCAAACTCAAGAACCTCGCCGCCATCCTTGACTTCAACGTAAAAGTTGGTTTCAAAGGCCTTGTCTTTTGCCTGCTTTTCATCGTCAGCTTGAACCTCGACCAGGACAGTCATAGTGCAAGGGATGATTACTGAATACTTGGGCATGGTTGCAATGCGGTGGGAATGACTGCCGGATTGGAGACGGCTCCGGCGGCCGTGGCGGTCAGGCTGCTACCAGCCGTCGCGCCGTGGTCTGTGAGCAGCCGAGGCGCTCCGCAATGGCGCGGTGTTGATTGCTCATGCCAGCCCTCCATTGCCAATGGCAGCAGCATAAGCAGCCAAATAGGCAATTTGGTCGTCAGCAGTAGGAGCTTCAGTCACCACTTCATGGTGCTGTTCAACGTGGTGGTCATGCGCGGCTTTCAGCGAGCAGAGCAAACAAATAAGATCGCTGCAATGAGGATTGCCGGGATTCTCGTCTAGCACCGTCTCAAGCGTTGTCATCCAACGCTCCAAATCAACAATGCGAAAAGACCACGCAACAGTTGGCTGGTTCATGGTCATCACCAAGCGGCCTTCCTTGGTGAAAGCGCTGGTGCCAAGCGAATCGCGACTGATGGAAACAGTCATAGTTACTGTCTGAGGGACTCCTCCATTGTGGGGACGATGGCAGTAAAGGTCAATGGGAAAGGCCATTAGCGCTGCTTATACCAGTAGCTTCCCGCCTCCGCTTACCACCTTCCCCATACCCAGCCTTGTCTGTCGCCAGCCGGAGGCAATGATGTGGCACGGCCCCAGAGGCTCCAGAATGGCCCATTGAGCGGCCCTGGCGACTACTGCCTGATAGCCCTGCCGCTGTGCTTTCGTGAGCGGTCCTGGTGGTTCCACTAGGGCTGTTCTAGCCCAGTCAGCCACCTCCTCAATGTCCTCCAGTTCGTTGGTCGCAATGACAAAATGCCTGCCTCGCTGCTCCAGTTTGCGCCATGCAGGGTGAGGGCATTCTGCAGCAGTGGCTTCAAATGCCTCCCTAAGGATAGGCGGCAGGCAAATCCGCACTTTTGGCGGAAGCCTGGGTTCCGCTGGAGGCAGCATTTGTTCAATTCCAACAGAAAGCTGGATCATCTTGATGCTCATAGACAAACAAAATGGACGTTCCATCAGGAAGCTGCCGCTGAAACAATAACCAGGCAAGGTTAAGGCTTGTGGCGCTCAGGCTTGTCTGTCTACCATCGCTCAGTCGTGCGTGGTACAAGCTCATTGCATTGCCCCTTATCATCCTTCTGCTCCATG